ACTCCATGTCTGAAGCAGAATACCGAGAAGTAAACCTAGAGCCCCCAGCCTACATGCGAGCAGCTGCTCGTAGAGGTCTCAAATACTACGAAGAGGGGTATGGCGGAGATGGCTTGGTTGAAAGAACGATCCGTGAGGCGAGAGCGATGGCAGCTGGCAATGTCACTGCTGATAAATGGGTTAGGATTCGGGCTTGGATTGCTCGTCATCTTCCTGATTTGGATAGTCCCGCCGCAAGACCTGATTCGCCTGATTATCCTAGCCCTGGTGTAGTTGCACACTTGCTTTGGGGATCAGGCCCATCAAAGAGAGCAGCACAACGAGCACTCACTTATGCAGAAGGTGTAGTTGCTAGAATTGAAGAAGAAAATGAAGGCCGAGCGAAAGGCGAAGCATTGTCAAAGATAGAAACACGCAGAACTCCAACCTCCATTGAGGTTCGTGAAGAAGGCGATGGCATGAGATTCAGTGGGTATGCTGCTGTATTCAATTCTGCTAGTGAGCCTCTGCCTTTTATCGAGAGAATCGCACCAGGTGCATTCCGCAAATCCCTAAGAGCCCGCAATGACATCAAGTTCCTCTGGAATCACGATGCTGGCGAGGTTCTGGGTTCAACTCGTGCTGGAACTCTTATGCTTACAGAAGATGACAAAGGTTTGAGGGTTGATGGTCTACTACCGAACACTTCTCGTGGTCGTGATGTTGCTGAGCTGCTACGCCGTGGAGATGTTGACGCAATGAGCTTCGGCTTTAGCGTTCCTGCTGGAGGAGATTCATGGTCAGAGGATGGCTCAGAGAGAACCTTGAATTCGGTTCGTCTATTCGAGGTCTCCTTGGTTAGCTGGCCAGCATATACCGCTACGGCTGGCACTGTTGCTGTTCGTGGCTTAGACAAGATTGCTAAGAGAGCTGACATTGACGCTGATGCTCTAGCAGATGCTGTTTACAAACTTGAGGAAGGCGAAACTCTTACCGAGGATGAGGGTCGTCTAATTCAGCAAGCCGTAGAAACCCTGATGCCAAAGTCAGAGGGATCAGAACCTAGCGATAATTCGGTTGGACAGGCTATGCTGGCACTGAAGAAGAAGAAGCTCGAACTACTACTGAATGGAATCTAAGATGCCAAGCAAAGAAGAAATCAAAAAGGCTCTCCTAGCTGCCGCTGGAAACCCTGAATCAGGTGCAATCGTTTCGGTTGTAGATGACATGGCTAAGGCAGTAGAGAAGCTTCTGAAGCCAGAAGAAACTGTTGAAGTTGCTTTTGACAAGACCAATAGAGAAACACGGGTCACCGCACCTATCGAAAAGCGGTAAGCACTAGCCTCCTGTTTTCTTGGTTCAGGGGGCTTTGCTATGTCTAGCGTGTCCTACCTCCTGTAAACTTTTACTATCGGATGTGAGTTAGCTCTGCCGTGTTCAGTTGAGCGTCAACGCCACTGGTAAATCATTAGTAAGAGAAATAAAGGAGACTAAATGTCTGAGTTTGTAAAGGCTCAGCACGAGCTCCGTGCCAACCTCACTGAGCAGATTCGTGATGTAATCGAAGGTGCTGAGAAGGAAGGCCGTGGGCTTGACGCTGCTGAACTTGAGAAAATTGACCGCATTGAGGCCGACATCCGCAAGGCTGACGAGACTATTGCTGTCGCAAAGCGTAACGAGGAACGCCGCCTAGAGGCTTCCGTTGCTGCTAAGGGATTCGTTCCTTCTGTAAATGAAGAGCGTTCAACCGCTGACATCTTCCGTGCCATGGCCCGTGGAGAAGAGCGTGGTTGGGAGTTCCGTGCACCACTAACCCCATCATCCAACACCGTTCCTAAGTCGTTCTACGACCAGGTATTCGATGTTGCTCGCCTAGTAGGCCCAATGCTAGAGGTTCCAGAGGTTATCAACACCACTTCAGGTGAAGACCTAACCATCCCAACCCTAACTGCCTACAGCACTGCTACCTTGACCTCCGCTGGTGGAACTGTATCGGCTTCCGAGCCTACCTACAGCTCAATTACTCTCGGAGCTTACAAGTATGGCTTCCTCATCCAGGCCGCCAACGAGCTAGTAACAGACGCTGGTTTCGACCTAGCTTCTCACCTTGCTAACCAGGCTGGTAACGGCATTGGTTACGGTGTGAACAATGTTCTAACTCTAGGTGACGGATCTGACAAGCCACGAGGCATTGTTCCTGCTGCTGGTTCTGGTATCACTGGTGGAACTGCCGTAACAGGCCAGTTCACCGCTGACAACCTGATTGACCTTGCTTACTCGGTTGACGGTGCAGTTCGCCGCATGCCAGGTGCAGCATTCATGGCAAACGGTGCAACCATCGGAAAGATGCGTAAGCTAAAGGACACTGCTGGCAACTACCTCTACCAGGTAGGCGTTGGATACCCAGACACCTTCGCTGGTTTCCGTGTAATTGAGAACCCTCACATGGCGGACACTGGCCTTTCGGCAAAGTCTGTATTGTTCGGTGACCTCTCGTCATACAAGGTTCGTGTAGCAGGTGGAATCCAGGTTGCTTCCAGCCAGGACTTCGCATTCAACACCGATCTGACCACATGGAGATTCTTGATTCGCCTTGACGGTGACATCACTCACAGCTCCCATGTCAAATACTTCATCGGAAACGCTGCTTAGTTTCTGACGAAATAAGCGAGACCCACCCAAGTTGTAGGTTGCTTGGGTGGGTTTCTTTTTATACACTGTGACCATGGCAACCTACGACCTACTAAAAGCTGCTATCGCATTCGGTAGCAATTCACCAGGAACACCTACCGGTTACGGACAGCAAGGCAAGCAACTAATCACCCGAATGCTTAGGCATGGGATGAAGGTAGCTGCTCTCAGTAACTACGGATTAGAAGGTCAGCAAACAGAGCTGACATTCGGTAAAGAAAAAATCCCACACTACCCAAAGGGTCTGACACTTTATTCTGCGGATGTATACCCAATCTGGGCAGCAGACTTCCACAGCAAGCACCCTGACTATAAGCCCTACCTCATGACACTCTACGATGTTTGGGTTTACAACCAGATGGACTATAAGGGCGACATAATCTCATGGGTGCCAATGGATCACCTAACCATCACACCAGGCGTAAGAGAGTTTCTAACTAAGCCAAATGTAATTCCAGTAACCATGGCTCCGCACGGTCAAGAGATTATGCAAGCACTCGGTCTGGAATCTACTTACATTCCACATGGAATAGACACCAATGTCTATAAGCCAACCTATGAGATTGCTGGCAAGAACATCAGAGAGTTTATGGGTATTCCCGAGGATGCCTTCCTAGTTGGCATAGTGGCAGCTAACAAAGCTAATGGTCAGATTCACCGTAAGGCTTATGCAGAAAACCTACTTGCTTTTGCCATGCACCTCAAGGCACACCCAGACAGCTTGCTCTACATCCACACTGAACCAGGCAGGGGCTACGGTGGATTTGACATTGCTGTTCTACTAAAAGCTATGGGTATTCCTAGAGAGAATGTGCTGATGCCAGATCCGTTCTTGCTAAGAGCTGGATACCCAGAAGAGCACATGGCTGGCTTCTACACCGCAATGAATGTGTTGCTTAGCACTTCTTACGGAGAAGGATTCGGTATTCCGACAATCGAGGCACAAGCTTGTGGCACAAGGGTTATCACAAGCAACTACGCTGCTTCTAAAGACCTAGCTTCGGAAGATAGCTGGAAGATTGATGGACAGCCGTTCTGGGATGAGGCACAAGGAAGCTTCTTCCAGATACCTTCGGTCAATAGCATTGTCAGAGCCTTGAATGAAGCATACGAAGCAGACCGTGCTAAAAGCGAAAAGGCGATTGCCTTTGCTAAGCAATTTGATGCTGACAAAGTGTGGAACGAGAACTGGGTTCCATTCTTCAAGAAGCTGTTGAAGTGAAGATAACTGCCCTAGCTCCATTCCCGTTTGTAGGAGCTCAATTTGGTGGCGGGGAAAGAATCTACAACTTACTTAGCCGTGTGGAAAACGAAATAGATGTTTTGATTCCAACATTCGGTGAACCGCAACGCATGAGGCATAACAACCTAACGCTTACAGCATTGCCGTTGCCTCACTATGTGCGTCACAAGGAATGGGATTTAGCAGTTATAGAAGGCACTCCTGAGACCTTCAAATCAGTCCTAGGAATCATTGAGCCTGACCTAATTATTCTTGAGCATCCTTGGCAAGTAGAGGCAATCCAAACCCAAAGATTCGTTTATGATGCACACAATAACGAAACAAGAATCAAACAACTTATCGGTGGCCCAGAAATACAAGAAGCTACTGCAAGGGTAGAAAAGATTGCTTTACAAGCAGACCATGTAACCTATTGCTCTGCTGAAGATGAGATTCAGTCTGATAGTCCTATGACTTTGATACCAAATGGTGTCAATCTGCCACCAGAGGTAAACACAAAA